TCTTCTACAAGATACCCAACAGCAACAGGTGACGGTTTATTCAAAAGAATTGTGGTTCAAAATAATACACAAGATTTTGCAAACACCGACTATTACGCTTACTTATTAGGTATATTAACATTTGCAAATCCTGAAGCAACAAACATTAATGTGTTTGCAACTTCAAGTATTGACTATATTAACAATTCAAATCTTGTTGAAGAAGCAATAGACATGATACAATATTCAAGAGCTGACTCGGTTTACATCGCAACAACTCCTGACTACAACATGTATACTCCTGACTCAACTAACTCTTTAGATATCATCTACTCACAAGAAGCGGTTGATAACTTAGATAACACAGGAATTGATTCTAACTATACTGCAACTTACTACCCTTGGATTTTAACAAGAGATACAGTAAACAATACACAAATTTACTTACCACCAACAGGTGAGGTTTGTAGAAACTTAGCATTGACCGATAACATTTCATTCCCTTGGTTCGCATCTGCGGGTTACACAAGAGGTCTTGTAAACTCAATCAAAGCTAGACAAAAACTTACACAAACAGACAGAGATACATTGTATCAAGGTAGAATCAACCCTATCGCAACTTTCTCTGATGTTGGAACCGTAATTTGGGGTAACAAAACATTACAAGTTGCTGACACAGCACTTAACAGATTGAACGTAAGAAGATTATTACTTCAAGCTCGTAAGTTGATTTCAGCGGTAGCAGTAAGATTATTGTTTGAACAAAACGACCAAGTTGTTAGACAACAATTCTTAGATAGTGTTAATCCTATCTTAGACTCAATCAGAAGAGATAGAGGTTTATACGATTTCCGTGTAACTGTATCTTCAACACCTGAAGATTTAGATGCTAACAGACTTGTAGGTAAAATCTACTTAAAACCAACGAAGGCTTTAGAATTCATTGACATTGAGTTCTTTATTACTCCAACAGGAGCTTCGTTTGAAAACATTTAATAAAAATTTATGGGGGTACGTTATGTATCCCCTAATTGCCAAAGTATGAGAAAACAAATTAAAGAAGGTTTCAAAGGTGAGGGTACTCCAGACATGAAATATTATGCTTTTGATTGGGATGACAACATTGTTCATATGCCAACAAAGATAATGTTAAAGACTGAAGACGGTGATGAAGTTGGTATGAGTACTGATGATTTTGCGGAATACAGACATGATTTGGGTAAAAAACCTTTTGAATATAAAGGTGAAACTATTGTTGGTCTTGCGGATGAAGCTTTTAGAAATTTTAAAACTGCGGGTGACAAAGATTTTTTAATTGATGCAATGAGAGCAAAAGAAGGTCCAGCATTTGGAGACTTTAGAGAAGCAATTAATAACGGTTCAATATTTTCAATTGTAACCGCAAGAGGTCATAATCCTGAGACATTAAAACAAGCCGTTTACAATTACATTGTTAGTGGGTATAATGGTATAGATAAAGACCAACTAATTAAAAACCTTAAAAAATACAGGACGTTTGTCGGTGAAGAAGATATGAGTGATGACGATTTAATTAAATCATATTTAGAACTCAATAGATATCACCCAGTTACGTTTGGAGAAGGAAGTGCTGCCAACCCTGAAGAATTAAAAGTTAAAGCAATGGACGAATTTGTGTCTTATATAAAAGGAATATCTGGTATACTTAATAAAAGAGCTTTTATTAAAGATGATATATCTAATAACTTTATACCAGAGCAACCTAGTATTGGATTTTCAGATGATGATATTAAAAATGTAGAAGTAATGAGTAAACATTTTAAAGATAAAAGAAATAATATAGTTAAGACTTATTCTACTGCTGGAGGAATTAAAAAGGAATATAAATAAAGAATAATCTCATCAAATTAAAAGTAAAGAGAAAAATTTTTTAACAAGACTATATTTATAGATATAAACAACAAAGAAACTAAAAAAAAAATTAAAATAACATGGCTGATTTATTAATGAAAATGCCGATACCTTACGAACCAAAACGTCAAAATCGTTTTATCTTAAGGTTTCCATCAAGTTTGGGTATCAATGAATGGTTTGTAGAATCAACGGCTAGACCACACATTACAATCGTTGCAACAGAAATACCGTTTTTAAACACATCTACTTACGTAGCAGGTAGATTCACATGGCAAACAATTCCAGTTAAATTCCGTGACCCTATTGGACCGTCAGCGGCTCAAGCTCTTATGGAGTGGGTTCGTTTACACGCTGAATCAGTAACAGGTCGTATGGGTTATGCTGCGGGTTACAAAAAAGACATTGACCTTGAAATGTTGGACCCAACAGGAGTTGTTGTTGAGAAATGGATTCTTTATGGAACATTCTTAACAGACGTTAACTTTGATTCGTTGGCTTACAATACCGATGGATTAGCAACAATATCTGCAACATTAAGAATGGATAGATGTGTGTTAGTTTACTAATACTATTTAAAAATTTTTAAATCTAATTATATTTAACCGTAAGGCAATAAACTTTACGGTTAATTTTTTTATATGGATACACAATCAAACGACTACGGTCAACAAAATTTTACATTACCACACGATGTGGTACCATTACCATCCCAAGGTATTTTTTACAAAAACAGAAAAAAGGCAATTAAGATTGGTTATTTAACTGCTGCTGATGAAAATATTATAATGGCAGGTGGAAGTGATTTAACACTTAATTTGTTAAGAGCAAAAATATATGAACCAGATATGAGGGTTGAAGACCTTATTGAAGGAGATGTTGAAGCTATCTTAATTTTCTTAAGAAACACAGGATTTGGACCTGAAATAACATTAAACCTTACTGACCCTGGAACTAAAAAACAGTTCCAAGCAAATGTCATGTTAGACCAATTATCTATTGTTAATGGTCAACAACCAAATGAAGACGGAAGTTTTATAATTAATCTACCAAAGACACAATCAACAATTAAAATTAAACCATTAACTTATGGTGAAATTTTGGAGATTGGTAAAATGGCTGACACATACCCTCAAGGAAGGGTAGTCCCAAAAATTACTTGGAGAATGCAAAAAGAAATTATTGAAGTTGATGGTTCAACCGATAAAGCAGCTATTGCAAAATTTGTTGAATCAATGCCAATCGCTGATTCAAAATTTATTAGAAGTTTCATGAATGAAAATGAACCAAGATTGGATATGACTAAAACTATTATGGCCCCGTCAGGAGAAAAACTAACAGTTAATGTTGGGTTTGGGGTCGAATTTTTTCGTCCTTTCTTCTGATTATAGGAAAAGTCAGATAGATGAATTTTACTATCTGAACAATTTAATGAAAATAACATACCAAGATTTTATTCAAATGCCAATATTTGTAAGAAAATATTTGTTGGATAAATGGATTGAAGAAAATAGGAAGGACTAAATTTAATAAAATTTAGTCCTTCTTCTATTTATATATAAAACTAATTAAAAATTATGGCAACTAGTAATCCAGAAGACAAAGGTAGTGCTAAAGAACTTGAAGAAAGTTTTAAAAAATTAGGGAAACCCATTGAAGAAATATTAGACGCAATTGGTAACATGTACGATGAAGCGGACAAGTTAAACAATGCGTTTTTACAGGGTAGAACTAGATTAGACGAAATGAACGATGCAGTTTCAAGAGCTGCTTCAGGAGTAATTCGTTTAGGTGGTGATATTTCTGACGTTAATCAAACAATGATTGGAATTGCTGATGGTGCTAGAAGAAATGTTCTTGCAACTGAAGAACAAGTTAGTAAATTATATGCAGCATCAACAATTCTTGGAACTGGTGCAGATAGTTTAGTTGATTCATTTGCCAAAGTTGGGTATGAAACATCTCAAATTGGACCAAATTTAGAAAATTCAATAGACTATGTTCAAAGTGTTGGTCTTAATGCCAAAACAGTAATGAAAGACGTTACCGCCAACATGGAGTTGATGAACAGATTCAACTTTAGTGATGGTGTTCAAGGTTTAACAAAAATGGCTGCTCAAGCTTCAATGTTAAGGTTTGATATGAATAGAACCGCTGAATTTGCGGATAAAGTTATGTCACCTGAAGGTGCGATTGAAGCTGCAGCAGGATTTCAAAGGTTGGGTGTAAATATTGGTGGATTAGTTGACCCATTTAAATTAATGAACGACTCAATTAATGACCCAGGGGCATTACAAGATAGTATTATTAAAGCAACAAAACAGTACACTGAATTTGACGAAAAAACAAAATCATTTAAGATAAACCCACAAGGTATCTTGACGTTAAAAGAATTGGCCGAGGTAACAGGAATTAGTAGTAAAGAACTTGCAAAAACCGCATTAGCTGCTGCCGATTTAGACAGGAGAGTATCAAAAATTAACCCATCTTTAAATTTTGACAAACCTGAAGACAAAGAATTGTTGGCGAATATGGCTACTATGGGTGAAGGCGGAGAGTATGTTGTTCAATTAAAAAATGATAAAACAGGTGATGTTGACAGAATTAAGTTAAGTGAAATTACAAATGATGAATTAAGAGCGTTAAGAAAACAACAGGATGAAAAACCAAAAACTTTAGAAGACATTCAAATAAGTCAATTAGACGTTTTAAAAAATATTGAAGCATCTCTTAAAGGAAATGTTGCTAAAGGTACTTATGGTATTGCGGGTTCTTCGTTAGTTAGAGGTAACGTATTAGGTGCTGATAGAATTACTAGAGCGGTGACTGGTGCTGTAGATAAAAATGTTCCTGAAAGTGCTGAAATTACAAAAAGTGTAAATGACGGAATTGCAAAAATGGTTGAAGTTTTTACTCAAAAAGATACGGGTAAAATTAGCAGTGCGGATTTTGCAACTAAAATAGCAAAACTTGAAGACGATATTAAGGGTAAAGCAAGTTCTTATGGAGAAAAAGGATTTGAGGCGTTGAAAGATATTTTAGAAGAAAGTAATAAAAAGGTTACTGGTAGTAGTGCAATTGAAAAAGAATTCAAAAAATACACTTCAGAAATTTTAACAGGTGTTGGTAGAAGTCCAAATACAACAAGTAAAGCTTCCGCAATAACAGGAACTCAAAAATCGGAACCATTATCTAGAAGTTCTGTTTTTGGTCAAAGAAGTACCGCAAGTACTAAAGAATCAAACACAAAAACAACAAATGTTAATTCACAAGTAGATTTTGGTGGAACAATTACAATTAAGGTAGACGCTCCAGCAGGTGTTAGCGAACAACAATTTAAAACATTTTTTGAATCAGATGAGTTCAAAAGAAAGATTTACGAATATTATAACCAAAAAGCAACGGAGTTAGAAAAAAGATAAATGTCTAACAAAAAAACACCATCAACCTATTTATTAAGAAAAGTATAAATGGGTAGCCCACTAGATTATATAAGCTCAGAAGGTTTTAGAAAAAAACTTATAACAAGGAATTTAGTACCATATGCTAAATCCCCTACCAAAGTTACGCCTCCAACAACTTATGAGGTTATTCAATCAGATTATTCTGTAGTTGATAGTCCTGATAATTTAATTGATACACCAATTTATGCTAATCAAAAAATGTATCCACTTAATAGGTGGGGTAACGATGGTGGGTATCAATTGGTTCCCGATGTTAGTGGAAATTTAAATACAACTTCAAATCAAGGCGAATACGGTCCAGGTCAACAAGATGCTCATTTAATTGATGAGGCTCAAATTGCGTCCAAAAAAGGGTTTGGTTCAATCGCCCCTGCATGGCAACCACTTAATGCTTATGGTAATGGAGGTTTACAACAGTTAGATTCTGGTGATTTTATTGGAACTATTGATGTAATAACTAGTCCTCTTGTTGGTGGACTTAAAAATCTGTATAATAATCAATCATACCCAAGTACTTTTAATTCATCATCATATACACCATTATCAATTTTATTATCACCAGACCCAACAGGTAGTAATGGTTTATTAAGTTCCGATTCGTTTATTGCTAGATTAGGTGCTAAGACACTTAAAAAAGAATTTGAAGACCGAATTGGTAGGGCTATTATTAGAGAAACTATTGGTCGTGCAAACTTTTTAAATGTTAACAGTAGTACTAACCTTGTTAATATATTAACAGGTAGAGTTCCTTTGATTGAACCTAATTATCAAATTACGGTACCGTCAAATCCATTAACCGCAGCTGCAGATTTTGGACTTAGGTTAGGTGGTAGTATTACACCTTTTTCATTAATACCTGGTTCATACTTTGACCCAAATATTAATCCTGGTCAACCAACAACAATTGGACAAGCTTTGTTGGCAAACCCACTTGCTGCCGTAGGTAACTTTGTTAGTAATTTATTAGGAGCGGGTAAAACAGGTACACAGATATTCTATAACAATACTGGTGCGGGACAAAAATCTTTGTTGTGGAAAAACATTAACTACAACAGATACAAGCCAAATTACGATAGAACATTACTTGATAGATTAGGTGGGGCTATTGTAGGTACCGAAACAAATAACTCTAATTTTTATGTTGGTTCAATAAGTTCTGACCCGTCAAGAGTATTCTCACCAAGTAGAGCCTTACCTGTTGATGCGTTTGGTAACGAACAACAATCACCTGTATATGGTCCACATGAGTTAGCTCAATTGTATGAAGGTCCAAGTAAAGAAATTCGTTTAGGTGCTAATGGACCTACCTACAGTAATGGGGGAGGTATTGAAGGTGGATTTACATGGGTGTCTCCAAAATACAAAGGTAATGCTGGTAAAAACGTAGGTATTGGTGGTGAAATCATGAATCAAGACCAAGATTTCAAACCATCATCATATAATTCAACAGAGTCTACAGAAAGGAAATTTAAAGAAGGTTCAATTCTTGATGACACTCAAAGAATTATTAATAGCCAACCTGAAGGGGGTAAAAGATTACAACACGTTGGTAATGCAATTGACCAAGTTAGTAAAGTTTTTCATGACGGTTATAAAGAAATAACTAAAGGTTCAAGGGTTATACAATATACAGGTTCTATTGGACAAGAAGTTGGAACTGAATATTGTAGAGTTTTTACTAAAGACGTACCATATCTTCAATATAACGACCTTCAAAAAACAGATGGTATTGTAACCGAAGGTAGAAGATTTTCATATTCGGTATTAGACAAGACATATAATCTTAACATTGCTCCAAACAAACAAGAAGGTGGGCAAGACTCAACAAATATAATTGGAAGTTATAATAATGCATATGCTAAAAAATATATGTTCTCAATTGAGAACTTAGCTTGGGCAACATCAAATACACCAGGTTTTGCGGTGTCTGATTTACCTGTTTGTGAAAGAGGACCTAACGGTGGTAGGGTTATGTGGTTCCCACCTTATGGATTAACTTTTAGTGAAACTGTTACTGCTAACTGGAATAGCAATGAATTTATAGGAAGACCAGAACCAATATACACTTATAAGAATACAAATAGAAGTGGTAGTTTAGTTTGGAAAATAGTTGTTGACCATCCGTCTGTTTTAAATGTTATTGTTAATAAAGTATTGGCTAATGAAACAAATAAAGTTAGAGTTGATAGTATTTTGGATTCATTTTTTGCTGGATGTAGAAAATACGATTTATACGAACTTGCAAAAAAATATTATACAATATCACCTAATGATTTATTTGATATCCAACAAGCCATTTCATCAAAAGAACTAACAAGAGAACAGTTAGAATATACTATTAAGACAATCGAAACAAAACCTCAATTATCTAGTGATACTGGAAATGGTGGTTCTCCTGAAGCAACACTTAAAAACTACGAACAAATTGGTTTTTATTTTGATAATGATATACCAAAAAAACTTAATCAAAATTTTAGTCAATTATATGGACCATATATTTCACAAAAAACTAATTATCAAGACAAATCACCAAGTACTTCTGCACAAACAACATCATTCTTTAATAGTGTGGTTACACCAAACAAAGATAAGATTGATAAATTAATTGATGAGTTAGCTAAACAATTTAACGATAATAAGAACTCTGAAGGTAAAATAGAAGGTACTGTAACTATTATTATTAGTAGTAGTACATCACCTGCTGCCAAAAGGGCGTATAACGATAAATTATCTACAAGAAGAATTGATTCTGCCGCAATATACATCACAGGTGACACTAGGGTAAAACAATATGTTGAAACAAAAAATTTAATTGTTAAATTTGGCGCAGCGTTAGGTGAAAATGCTCAAGTAATGAAATATGACGATAAAACTAAAACTTTTGTACCAGGAAGTAGTGTTTCTTGTGGAGATACTGATGGTGACAGTCAAGCATTAAATAAAGAAATTTATACAACAAATGCAATGGCTTGTAGAAGAGCGTATATTTCTAATATACAATCAACATTAAAGGCTCCAAAAGTAGTGCCACCACCGAAAAAAACAACTGAACTTACGGGTAGGGTTGTTACCAAAACAACAACTGAAACAGTTACTGAAGAAAAAAGAGTTGATAAAGATAATATTAGTAAACGTGTTTTAAGAGCCTTATTATCTGAATGTGATTATTTTGAAACAATTAAAGAAGAAACCCCTATGGTTTATGACAACCTTAGAGACAAACTAAAATTCTTTCAACCAGCATTTCACTCAATTACTCCTGAAGGTCTTAACTCAAGATTAACGTTCCTACAACAATGTATGAGACCTGGTGATACAATACCAACTATTAAGACAATTAATGGAGCCGCAACACCAGATTATAGTGACGCAACAAACACCGCCTTTGGGGCACCACCAGTATTAGTATTAAGAGTTGGAGATTTTTATAACACAAAAATAATTCCAAATAACCTATCTATTACCTATGAAAACTTGGATATTAATCCTGAGGGTATTGGGGTTCAACCTATGATTGCCAATGTTACTTTAACATTTAATTTTGTTGGTGGTAGTGGATTAAAAGAATCTGTCGATAAATTGCAAAACGCATTAACATTTAACTATTATGCTAACACTGAAATCTATGATGATAGAGCCGATGTTACTGATTTAAGTTATAAAGTTATTGACGCTGAATTCTTAAAGTTGGCATCAAGTAACGTTGCCCCACCAACTATTAATCAATCAACACCTAATAATGGTCAGAATAATGATAAACCAATTGGAACTGTAACAAGTAATGTTATTACTGAATCAGGTCAAACTGGTACAATTAACTATAGTTCATTTATGGATAAGGTTGTTGAAGAAACCCAATCATATTTTACAAACGTAGTTAATAAAAATAGAGAAACTGTTAACCAATATAACAATGCGGTTCGTCAACAATGGATGATGGAGAGAACATATACTAACGGTAAATTTGAAGTTACCAAAGATAATACCGAAACTATTTTATTTGGTAAATCATATAATTTAGAAAAAAGGACTGATGAAATATTTGCTCAATTAGTTAAAGATATTAAAGGGGAGGACGAAGGGTTTATTAAATTTATTTCAGACAAAAATAAAGATTTTACAAATCGTTTAATAAATCAAGTACAGGAAAATTATTCAAACTTTGTTAAAAACAAACGAAGCTCGTTCCAAAATGCGATAACCAACATCACTAATGGTATGGTTGCTGTTCAACAAAGTTATATTGGATACATTGGAAGAATAAACACTATAACATATCCTGTGCCAGCATACCCTAATACAGGTACCGATGGATACCAACAAAAAAATGGTAAAGTTGTTTCTTATATTATTTCTGGAACACCAGAGGTTGATGCTAGTTCGCAAAATGTGACAAACACTTTAGATGAGCTAACTAATGATGTATTAAAAATTAAGAGCGGTATTACTGAATTTAATAATATTATTTGGACACCAACAAAATTTACATATGC